GTGTGCCAGGAGTTCTCCCCCAGTGTCCAGCCATATTGAATACCACTTCTAGGTTCAGTTTGTGCTGCCATCATGCACCTCCGTAGGAATTGCCATAGGTTGTCCCGTAGCCTGCGCGCAGGAACGGAATGTCGTGGATCTGGTGACTGTCCAAGGTCGACCTGGTAGCCCAGACCTGCAGCCTGAGCGCACCGTAATTAGCCCCCATGTTTGCTAGAGTGAAAGTAGCAGTGGCGCCAGTCAGGCCAGACTGGGTGGTTATCACGGTTCCAGAAGCCAGGAGCAGTCGAACTGTGTACGTGGTACCGGCCTCCGGCCCGATGCTCCCCGTCTCTGTCCCCACGAGGGAGACTGTTTGCTGCAGCCGATCTCTGTGTGCCCAGGAGACGCTGATGTTGGCATCGCCCGGGACACTGCTAGGGTAGGCTAGGTCGTTGATCCGTATCCGCTGCGGCGGGTACGGCCTGGCCTGCCGCCCTGACAGGGTGCGGCTCTGAGTCGTCGCCGAGTTGATGGCCAGCGTCCCTCTGCCAGTCGTCGGCAGGAGCCTTATCCTGGCTGTCTCCCCGGTCGCATACTCCACGCCATCCGTCTCGCAGGTGTCCTCTATGAAGAAGAGACGCGCCCCGGAAGTGTGGATGGCGGGGACTGTGTCAAGCACACCTCTCAGCACTGTGATGGACGAAGCGCTGATCGCAGTAACGGCGACAAACTCGTTGTCAATCAGGGCGTAGGTTCCAATGGAGACCAGGGTCAGGTCGATGCCGCTGTTGATCGTCCACACCGTGTCGTTGAACGTCGTGGTTGTGGCTAGAACTGCCGTGGGACAGAAGTCAACAGTGTTGGCTTCCTGCCACGCGCCCGTGTTACCTGGGTCCGTGTAGAGCTTCGCACTGACTGCGTCACCTGAGGGGCGAACGCCAGTAGCCACTAAATACGACACAGTAGTTGGCAGTGCCTGGGTCGCAGCCTCACCAAGCCGTGGAACCAGCTCCCAATAGGGGGCGTCTATCGTCACATGGTATGGGCAGGGTGCTGGGACGCTTACAGGGTTTGTCCACTCGCTCGGGGGAGGGGGCGCATATACAGCCGCTGACGTACCAAACACATCCTCGACAGCGGTAATCCTGATTTCATTATTATCTAGGGCGCCAAACTCAATGTTGCTAACCCGCATTACCAAGGAGGTGACCCCATAGCGCGGCCAGTTAAGCTTGAAGACATCGCCTACGTTGAGGTTATACGCAACTCTGTTGGTATATACAGTGCAGCTAGCGAGGGGCGTCGAGAGCGCCTTGAGAGACCGAGCCGCAGCTTTTGTGGCGTTGTCGCCGGTTGTAAACCCAGGGAACTGGATCGTCGTACCCACCGTCGCGCCCTGCTGTGCAACCAGGGCTATGTCCTGCACAGTGACAGAGTTGTCTTTACCCGTGGTCCCATCCCAAAACTGCACGGTTACAGAGTTGATGAGCTCCCCAATAGTGTTACGCTTGAAGTCGGACAGTTTAGAGACATTGCTCTCGTTAAGCTCAAGAAGAGAGGGGGCGCTGTAATCACTGCGGATTAGCTTTAGCGTAAATTTTCCTGTGGCCCGACTAACATAAAGGCTGGCGTCTATGTGTTTGAGCACCTCTGACAGGAACTCATTCAAGGGCATAGAGCGGTCCCACAGCAGGGACATCCCTAGCCCCTCTGAGTGAAGAATGTCAGCGGCACTGGTAAAAGACTGGTCGTCAATATCCGCCTCCGGGTATCCCATGCCCCACGAGGGGTCAGTCAAGCACTCCCGAATTATGTGGGCGGGGTTCATGTCGCTGCCAACAGCAACCTTGCTCAGGTACCACTGTGGTTGTCCGTCTAGCCTGACGTTCCTGCGGCTAGCCCAGAACGACCAACTCTTCAGGTATGGGTTGTTACCTACATAGACCTGCCGTAGGATAGCACTAAGGACCCCCCGAAAAGCCGGGATGTCCGTTCCCAGCTTAGACTGCAGGTAGTCGTTTCGCCCTTGGGTGATGCCCCCCATGAGTATGTCGACTGTGCCCACAACCCCACCCTCTCTGCTCTCACCCCCGAACAGATCCGGGGAGTTGACCGCAACGCTGCCCCCAGTGGATGTCCCCGCCCAGGCCTGACGCCCATCAACCTCGATGGCTGTCACAGCATCCACGGGCCCGTGACAAAGTACCATGTGCATACCGACATAGTACCTGTACCCCACGGTAACTTTCTTACTCTTCCCCACGTGCCACCTCCACAACGTCTACGACCATAGCGTCGTAGTTAGATGCCTCTAGCAAAGCTTGAGCATCTACGCCGTTTGCCAGAAAATCGGAGTAGTCGAACCCGTACCTGCCAAGGAGGTCCCGGATGCCTCGGCTGCAGTAGAGCAACTTACGGCAGTGCTCAATTCTGACAACAATATTGTTCACTTCTTGCCCCCTTTCTTCCTGATGGCCTCAAGCTTAATGTCGCCGTACCAGACAACGTTAGGCCCCTCAAGCTTTCTTCTTCCGAACAGGACAGGGATCTCTCTTCCGACTTCTGCGGTAGGTGCCTTGATCTCGTCCAGCCCGGGCGGCTTTGCATTTTGCGGCTTTGGCATTAGCACATAGCTGACAACGAAAGATGCAACCCATAGAGCAACATACCACCACATAAACTACCTCACACAATAGAGCTCATGGTAAACGGGTTTTTGATTGGAATCCACGGGAACCCGCCAAAATTATCCAGGTTGTTGAACTTGGTATTACAAGTTGTCCTCAGGTGGTCGCACCCAGGATACAACCGCAACTCAGCATTACCCGCAAGTGTATTAAACGGCCTTGAAACAGTGACCTGATCGGAGGTGTGCGCCACGATGAACCTACTGCTAGCGTCTGGTGCTACCACCATCCCGCCAGTAAAATATCCACCGGGGAATACGCCAGACCCCTGAACTCTGAGCACCACGCCACCAGAAATAGAGATTAGTGGGCCAGAAAAAACGTATGATTCCTGGTTAAGGCCACAACCACGAGCGTATAGAGTGTGCCGGCAGCTAAGCTCAAACCTGGCGCGAAGGCCTGGACGCTTTATAGAGGTGAACACAGACTCACATTCAATCTGTATTGTGTTCCCGTCTGCTTTGGCCCCCGCAACCCTGCCTTTCCAGTACTGGATAAGTTGCTTGTCGGGGTCAGTCCAGTGCATGCGGTAGACGCTCACTGTAGTCACAGCGTCAGGAGCAAGCCCAAGAAACTGTGATGCGAACTCGTTTCCCCGGGGGAATGTCAGTGTCAACGTCTCCTTAAGCGCATCCCCTCCCTGCTTTATGCGGTCGCGCTTTATTGGATAGGGTACGAAAAGTCTCCCAAGATTCGAGAACTCCTGGGTACCAGAGGAGTAGTACCAGCTCTTAGCTCCCTGGGTGAACGCGTAAAGCTCCAGCGGGGCCCCGCCTGCGGCGGACGCTTCGTAAGCTGCGTAGGTCATACTGGCACCTCAATGACAGCGATGTTAGCTGAGACCTGGCCATTATACTCGTGGCTTAGCTCCACGGAGTCTGAATCGAGGCGGACATGGGACATAAAGCAGACAATGTCAATGTCATTGACGCTGGAGCTCACACCAAGGTTAGCGTCTAAGGCCAGCGTCTCCGTACCATCATTGTTAGCTACGGCGCTAAGCACGCGCCTAAACAAGGTAGTGCCGCTCTTGAGCCTTATCATAATATCTTTAACTCCGTAAAGAACTGGGTAGTTGATAGCTCTTATAACCAGTCCAGACGTTTCCGGGGTAAGCGGGACCAGAACATCTAAGTCCTTGTTCCAGGAAACCAGCCAGAAAGTATTCTGTTTGCCTTGCAAGCTATGCAGCCACCGCCTAGCCTTCCACCTGTCAGTCCTACTCTTAGTGCTGATCGTAAGCACCTGGTGATGCCTAACCCAATTATCTTGGGTATCAACCTCTACAACGCCAGACTCGTTGTCAAACACGTCTACTGGCCTAAGTATTCTCTCAGTGATGTCACCTACCAGCACTGTCCTGTCTGTTACAACCTCCTTTCCACGGTAGGTTGGGTACCCAGCGGCTGCGCTTAGCTGTGTGTTCTGGGTTACAGAGAACGTAGCTTTAGAGACGACCACCTCGCCGCCAGCTCGCGTGTAGTCAACACCACTGTAAGTTCTTGCAAACCTAAGAGGTGCAACATAAGCGTTTGTAAAGCTTCGTGGAAGCGGGAGCTTTAGTGAGATACTCCCGGCCTGCACTGAGGTTGTCTCGACAGCAAGTTCGTTCTCACTGTCCTGCCACACTATGATGACATCATTTGACCTGTAGTCCGCTGCCGTAGTGTCTACAGAGATCGAGGTTGTTCCCATAGGGATAGGGCCAACATGGGAGAGCTCCGACCAAACGGGGATGCCATAAACACGGTGGGCCCACTGGGTAGACAGGGCCTTTGCCATGCTGAACTCGTGTGGCGTAAGCATGTAGGTGTAATTAAACGACTGCCTGGGCTCTGCCCTGAGTGCTATCCTCTGCTCGCTACTGAAGCTCTGAATAACGTCTGTTTTCCACTCAAGTGCCTCTCTGTGCGTGGTCTGCGGCATAAAGGGCCAAACCAACACTCTGCGGCCGTCAATGGCTAGGCTCGCTGTGCCTAGGTTGAATGTAAAGCTATACGAGCCAGATATAGTCGGAGACCCTGAAATTCCCACACTTACACTGTATGTTCTGGCCTGCAGGGGGGCAAAGAACACCGGAGGTATAATAGATGGGGTGACATCAACATTGTCAAGGTCCTCAGCCGCGGTGGACAAGAGCGTAGAGGGTGTGAAGAACGCAGACCAAACCTCTACCTCCCTTGTTTGCGTAGACAGCATATTCCCGAGGTCTATATAGCTCGGGCGGATGTGAACACGGTCGTAGTAATCACTTAGATAGCTCTTCAGTATACTCCCCAGGATAGTCCGGGGGGCCGCAGATACTGGGGCATTGTTTACGTATGGTGATACGCTGGTGGGCCCTACCAGCCAGGCATCAAGCGTATCAAACTCGTCCACATACTGGTGAAAGTGGTCTCCTAGGTACTCATTGACCACTCCCCCCAGTATGCGTGTAGTCTCGATGCTCTGTATTTCTGGCATAATTAAACCCCGTCGTACCTGATTGCCCACCCCAGGGTGCCAGACTGAGGCGTAGACGAACTGTTTAAGCTGGCACAGTCTCTGTTACTAGTGTTCTTACTAACAAACGGGTAGATTTTCCATTTGTCAGGGCCGAGTGTGATCACCTGCCCAGGCTCGTAGTTGTCTATTCGCGTATACCTAGCATGGGCTACGTCCACAACCAGGGAGCACTTAGCGCTGGCTACGGTGGCGTAAACCTGGATTGGCACTAGTGTCGCCTCTGCATTCCAGGCTGATGGAAGTCTACTTATCAGAGGGGCAGCATAAAGAACAGCGTTGATGGGGGTGCCCTCACTCGCAGTAGTCTCATACCCCATCCACTCTATGGGGTACGCCATCAAATTGGCGTGCAGTGTTGCTGACCTATAGTCGGCATGCCTGTCGTCGTTGTAGGAGCTCCACACAGACTCCCAAAAAGGCGCTCCCGGGGCCGCTGGGTAGTGATAGGAGTAGGAGTAATCCACCCCGCCTAACGTTGGTGTAAGCGTGTAGGGGATTGAGTACTGACTGTGTTCCATCCAGTTATTGGACCCAGTTACCCACAAGCCCGTTCCACCAATGTTGGGAACTGTGCTTTTCCCAAAGGACACAAACGTAAATAGGTTTACGTTATACCTGGCTATCAGGTACACCTCATCTGGGTTTGTGAATATGTGGATAAAGTACTCCAGAGGCCATGACATAGCAGCCACAGAGCTCCTTGGTCTGCCAAACCGGGGCCTTACCAAGGATGCGCCAGTGAGGGTGCTGCCAGTCTTCCCTGTCCCGCCTTGGACAGCTATGCCTTCTGGAGAATAGATAGAGACAAAAGACTCGCTGGTCGTTATCTTCACAAACAGGTCACCCTTAGACAAAATGCCATCAGAGCTTAGCCACCCGTGGCTAGTGAGGGCCGCAGTCAATGTTGACGCCAGGTTCGCGTAGCTAGTTGCTGTTCCGGTGTAATATGGCATTTAGTCTAGTCTCATTGCGTAATAGTCAGTAAACCCCGTACGCCAAACGTCACGAATAACTACATGGGTTTTACCACCAACAACCAGGGTGTTCTCCACAAGGTTGTTAAATCCGCTGATATAGTAGATACCGTCCAGTTCCCCATACACTCCACTTGTGTCTGTTAGTACCACGGGTAGGAGAGGGTAGTTGCCCCCTGTGTCACGAAGCTGGGTTGTCGCCCCCCCGAGACGGCTGTTTATCCACGGCCAACAGTCAGGTTGTATCCACGCTCCTCCAGTTGTGAATAGCCGCATGTTGGCCCGAGTCCCCCTGTATGGCATTGAATGGGCCGTGTCAGAATAGCGTGTGGCCGGGGTGCCACTAAGCATCCCACCAACAACAAGTGGGTACGGGTATTGCCCAGGAGTAGCGTAGGGTAACATCTTACCTAGATAGACTGTCTCATATACGCCAGGGGCTATCTTTAGGGCCAGGCACAGCCTCTGCCCATTCATGGTCAACCAGTAGTCAATATACTGGTTATGGGCCGGCACACCTGACAGCATCACAGAGGGTTGTGTATCGAAGCTGTTCCCTGGTAAGTATCCGCTAAAGCCTGCAGCAACGAGATTATAGTAGTCCGCAGATACGTCCTGGTATGTCCTGAGACCTATGAATATCTCCTCAGTTCCCGTAAGCCCGGGGGCCTTAACTATTAACTCTCTGTTGCTGGACACATCGTCGTACCTAAGCACCGTCCAGCCGTTGAGGACGACAAAGTCCCGTACCACCTCGAGTAACTTGTAGTGGGCGAGCACAGTACTGTCGTCAACAAACCCAATTTGATGTGGCATTCTCTACCTCACGCAGTCAGCGCTGTCTTGTTGCGCTAAATGTCGTTCATGATGAGCTTCTCGCCGTCGTCCGTACCCAGGAAATCCCCTACCAGCTTCGGATCTAGGACGTTGACGATGCGGGCGTTCAGCGTCGGGGGCGCAGCCGGCGCCGCGGCCTCAGACCGGCCAGACCCGCGGAGAAGCTCCGCGGTCTTTTCGCGGCTGGTGACATTGGCGGGGCCCTGGACAATCTCCGGGCCATACTCGCCGACGATACCCCACTTTCCGCTGGGGATTATACCGCCCTTGTCATAAGCGCCGGAATAATTGATGCTCGAAATCTGGCCAATGAGAGACGACATCGAGGCCATGATCGGGCCGATCTGGGCCCATCCCAACGGACCCTGCACCGCCATCGCCGCAGAGACCGCAGTGTACATATCCATCGTCGCCTTGGCCACGGCAAAGGCCTTGCTCGCAGCGAACATCACCCTATACGCCTCAGACTGTTCACCGACCACGGCGCCGATGAGGCCCGCCACCGCGCTCGTCATCTGCTCGCCCGCGGACATGAAGCTGTAAACCCCCTGCAGCCGCAGTTGGGCGAGTTCCATCTGGTACCTGGAGGTCAGGTCCATCTCGAGCTGGTGCTGAAGGTCCAGATTCTCCTTCGTGAGCGCCAGCATCCGCTCCCTCTCCGCGAGGTACCGGGCCTCAAGTGCGGCCATCTGCGCTTCGTTGTTGTCCGGGAACATCCCCGCCAACTCAGTAGCGTCGGATCTTCTGGCAACTTCCCGGCCCTCGCCCTCGGCATTCTTGAGCCGGATAAACGACTCCATGTCGCCGTCGACCATGGCGCGTTGCAGCAGTTCGCCGTTCTTCGCGTTCCACTCCTTGACGAACTGCTCCTGGGCGCTCAGGCGGTTGCTGAACGACTCCGACTCCACACGCTCGATCTCGCGCAGGAATTCCTTCTGACTGATCTGAGCCTTGAGCTGGGCTAGGGCCTTGTCCGTGTAAGCCTTGGTCGTGAGCTCCTGCTCCTTCTGGAGGGACTCGGCCATGCGGCCCATCAGGTCCTCCCGCATCGCTGAGTCCTTGACGCGGGGGAGGGACTCAGAGATCGCCTTCTGGACTGCGTCCTCGCGGTCGATGCCCTTCTGGATCTCGAGCTCGGCCAGGGCGTCCAGCGTGTCCTGGTACTCCTTCTCCCCGACCATGCGAGCGTTCTTGCGCAGGTCGAGCCCCTTCTTATAGAACTCGATGGAGGCAAGGGCTTGCTCGTACTCTGCGTTGGCGAGCTTGGACGCGCTGTCGACTTCCTTCATAGGTGTACGGTCGACGCGGCCTCTGCCCCCGTTCCCGCCACCCAGGGGGAAGGGGGTACCAATATCGATAGGCTCTGTCTTGTCGATTACCTTCGGACCATCAACCTTAGCCTGCGCCGCGGCCACCTCATCGAGCGCCTTAGCCCTAGCCCTGAGGGCCTTGTTATCCTCCTCGATGTACTTAAACGTTGGTATGTGCTCCCGCTGCCAGGCAGCAGTACCCATAACGTCCTTGTATCGCTTATTGCTTGCCTCGAGGGCCTTAGCTGTCTCGTCCTTACCAAGGGTGGAAATATCCGTGTCACCTGACAGGCCAATGTCCTTTCTGGCGTCCGACTTGTACTGGTCGTAGGTCGGCCCCTTTATCAGCATGCCCTCATTGCTCTTGACAGGAGTCCCGATGTCCTTGTAAGCGATGTAAGCTGCGCTCGCAGCAGCCATCCCCCCAGCCGCAACAAGTGGGTTCATCGCCAAGAACCTGATGAAGG